GGACTTTGGTCTTTCTGTTATGGACGTTTCATTGGCTACTAGGTCACTACAAGGTTCTGACCCTGAGAAGTTGATGAGAATGTTCCAGCACAATATCATTAACTTTGTGTGCAAAGAGACGAAGCAGCGAACTGGAGCTTTATGTATCAAAGGGCATATATATGTGCTTAACGCGCACTTTATTCCCGACTTACCAGAATTCACACTTAAGATCAAGCAAAACGAAAATAGTATATCTCCTAATGTTGTATTTACGATCAAAAAAAAAGAGATACGCATAGATCGTAAGAGCGATTTAGCCTTTTTAGTTTTAAACAAAGTTCCGCCTCGAAAGGATTTGACAGATTTTATCTTGCGTAAAAGGATGGATGTTCGAGCTGATGGTTATTATTTTATTCGTGAATTTAACGGCGAATTAACTTGTAGAAGTGTAAAAAAAATACAACCTCAAACTATTACTAATCGGAATATAGATGGTTTTGGTTGGAAATGTTATGTGGACACACCCACCAAGCAGGGAGATTGTGGATCACCGTTGATAATGATGACAGCTAAAGGTCCCATCATCGTAGGTATTCACGCCTTAGGGTTCAATAGTGAGGCTTATTCCATGATCTTAGATCTCGAGTATATTAATTCTGTTGTTGCCCTTGAAAAAGACGTTGGAGTCGAAATGTTACCTTTGCAATCTGAGTCTGCACCACGAGAATTAACCGATTTACATGCAAAATCTGTCTTCAGGTATTTTTCCGGTGGTACAGGCGATGTTTATGGTACCTTTAAAGGTCACCGTGCTCATGGTAGATCGAGCGTAGAAAAGACTCCCATTTCAGACATGATAACGGAAAAATTTGGTGTGCCTATCACACACACGAAGCCAACAATGCAAGGTTGGTTGCCCTGGCGTATTGCAGCACAGGATCTTGTCAATGTTCCTACCCAACTTGATATCTGCAAATTGGAAGCATGTATTGAAGGTTATATTCGTGATGTTGAAGATAGGTTGCCAAAAAATGAATTTGAGAAATTTGAGGTATATACAGATTTTGTTGCTGTGAATGGAGCTTTAGGTGTAGCACATGTTGATTCTATGAAAATGGGAACTAGTGCTGGTAATCCATATAGGAGGAGCAAACGTTATTACATACATTCAGTACCTGAGCAGGATGGTTTAGAGGATGCAGTTATGCCTTCTGAGGAGATTCTATCCCGAGTTAGACAAATAGAAAATTCATATCGACAGCACAATTGTGTGCGACCTAATTTCTGTGCTCATCTTAAGGATGAGCCTGTTACTTTTAAAAAAGCCGAATCAGGCAAAACCCGAGTTTTTACAGGCGCACCTTTCGATTGGACAATAGTGGTTCGGAAGTATCTTTTATCAGCTATTAGAGTTATACAGCGTAACCGATTGTTATTTGAGGCTGGACCAGGTACGGTTGCGCAATCGACCCAGTGGCAAGATATTTACCACTACTTAACAAAGTTTGGCAAGGATAGAATAGTGGCAGGAGATTATAAGTCTTTTGACAAACGAATGGCGCCAGAATTTATTTTAGCAGCTTTTCGTATCTTGCGTCACTTTTGTAAGCGTAGCAGCAACTACAGTAAGGAAGACCTTTATGTGATAGATTGTATAGCTAATGATACTGCCTTTCCTTTAGTAGATTATAATGGTGATTTGGTACAGTTTTATGGGAGTAATCCGAGTGGACATCCTCTGACTGTTATTATTAATAGTCTTGTCAATTCGTTATACATTAGGTATTGCTATATGACCCTAAATCCGGACAATGAGGTGAAATCTTTTAAGGATAAGGTGGCACTCATGACCTATGGGGATGATAATATAATGGGAATCTCTGATGATATTCCTTGGATGAATCATACCACTATTTCGGACGCTCTGCTTGAACTTGATGTTACATATACTATGGCCAATAAGGAAGCGGAAAGTATTCCGTATATACATATTGATGATGCAACCTTTTTGAAAAGACGGTGGCGGTTCGATGTGAATATTGGAGCCTATGTGGCACCTCTTGAGAAAGAATCCATATACAAGTCGCTGACGATTTGGGTCAGATCGAAAGCAGTTGTCGAGCAGGAACAGCTTATCTCGGTTGTAGCATCTGCAGTCCGAGAATTCTTCTGGTATGGGAAGGACGAATTCATCGCTAGTAGGCAAACTTTGAAGGAGATTCTCCTGGAATGTGGCTACGAGCAGTGGATTGAAGAGTGGGTGTTTCCAACTTATGATGAGTTGAAAGACGCCTTCTGGGAAGTTTCAAAGAAACTTGCCCAGGAATAGAGAGGGTTCTATTGATCTGCCCCTCTATAAAAGAATTAGCATATTGTCCTTGCTAATTTGCTTATGGCAGATCTCAAACTCACAAGTGTAGCACTTGTGTGCGTGGTGCGAAATACTAACCTAGGTGAAGTTTCCATATAGAGAAGATCCCGATAGTCGATATATTGACCCATAACGAATTTTGGATTATCAATCATTGATGAATAGGAAAATTACCTCTAGCGGAAATGCAACTGAATCAAAAGACCACCTTATTTAGGTTGAAGAGTCTTAATGTGTTTCAAGGGCTTATGACCGTAAGCTCTCTATATAGAGTAAGCCACGTGACGGTTTGTACTTAACTAGCTTGATGTTTAACTTACTATCAACAACCCAAAATCAAAAAGAGATGAATGTTACGACAGAATTCTCATTAAACGCTTCTAACAGTGTTAATACTGGGCACAAGTTGCCTCATTATAAAGTGAATAAACTTGATAATTCTGGTATATCCGACGTTTTGAAGCGACCTACATTAATCAAGACCATCAATTGGGCGCAGGGTGCCGCGTTAGATTGGACTTTTTGGCCATGGGACGATTTTCTCAAGGCCCCTAATATTAAGGAAAAAGTTGACTACTACTATCTCCTTCGTGGTGTGCTCAAGATTAAAGTAGTTGTTACTGCTTCACCAGGTATGTATGGCTTTGCGAGATTGGCATATAGGCCTATGAAAAATCTGAATCCAGCCGAGATAATAGAGGTCGTTGGATATGATGGATATAAAGTCCCACTATCACAACGTCCAGGTATTGATATAAATATCCAAGATAATGCTGGAGGGGAAATGTCTCTCCCTTTCCTTTGGCATAAAGAATGGCTTGATTTAACAGATGGAGATGAACCTCCTAAAGTAGGTGAATTCAATTTGCGTTCATTTACTTCGTTAAATGCTGTAACAGCAACATCGCAAGATGCTACTATTCAGATCTTTGCCTGGATGGACGAGTATGAATTATCGGGTCCTACTGATTCTGCAGCATTACAATCAGGTGAAGCTCCTCAGGATGAATTCTCTGAGTCGAATGGCGCTATAAGTAAACCAGCCTCTTCAATAGCAAGTATAGCTGGGGCATTAAATAATGCTCCTATAATTGGGCCTTTTGCTCGTGCTACAGAAATTGGAGCATCTGCGGTAGGATCAATAGCCAAATTATTCGGTTATACCAATCCACCAGTTATTGAGGATGTTAAACCATTCAAGAATTCTTCTGTTCCTCCCGTGGCGACAACTGACATATGTCAACCCTATGAGAGATTAGCGTTAGATTCTAAAAATGAACTTTCCATAGATAATTCTTTGCGAGGATATACACGTAAGGATGAGTTAGACATTTCCTTTATTTGTGAAATACCATCCTATTTAGATCATCAAACGTGGCAGCAATCAGATTTGCCTGGTACAACTATTCACACTATGCGGGTTTCCCCGCAGATGTTTGCACTTGATGGTTTATTGCCTGCTTATCGAATACAATCCACCCCTATGAATATGGTTTGTCAAAACTTTTCTTATTGGCGTGGCGATATTGTTTTTGGCATAAAAGTGATAGCCAGCAAAATGCATACTGGATCTTTGCGAATCACATACGATCCTCGAAGTGATATAACTGCATCAGATCCCCCATTTCAAAGGACCACGAATTGGGTTATGGACATAACTCAAGATACATACTCTGAATTTACTATACCATTTGCTAATGAGAGAGCATTTTGTCAAGTTAGCGATGATTTGGTGAATCCTCGACACGGATCGGATGTAACTGGTCCTAGCGATCCTCGTTATGAAAATGGCACTGTTACTATTTCTGTTTTGACTCAGCAAAGTTGTTACGCGGCTGATGCCGATATAATATTATTATTATATACTTATGGGAAAAATATGCAATTTATGGGACCAAAAGAGGTTTCTAGCAATATACAGTATTACCCCTTACAGTCCGAGTCGATTGGAATAGAGAAAACCAATGATGAATTTACTACTCCTAGCTCTGGTGATGAAAATAGAATTGCGTGCATATATGGTGGTGAAAGATGTCCATCATTACGCACTTTACTCCATAGATTAGTACGTGTAGAATCTGTTCCCAACTCAGGGGATACAGCCGATCATGTACGGATTGTGCAGATGCTAAGATCAAGGTATCCACTATTACCTGGATACGACCCAAACTCTATCTATCAATTCACTAGTGCTTTGGCACCTCCAGCACAGGTTCCATTCAACTTTGCATCAAACAACCCCTTTAGCTTGATCGTTACATGTTTTGTTGGATCTTATGGTAGTGTAAATTGGTTGGTGGCATCTAATGATGTATCACGGCAGGGTATCCAATATTTAGAACGGACGACTGATGAGTTATCCGTGGGCGAGTATTACACGGAAGATGGTATGACGAGTTCCAACCGTCAAGACATGGCAGCAATATTGAATTTACATCAAACTGCTGGGAATACTGGTCGCAACTTAGCTCTCAAACATTTAGCTCCGATTCAAGCTAACGTTCCATACTATTCTTCTTGCAAATTTCGTGGAAATTCTGCAACTCAACGCACACTAGGCGTTGATATGGATCAAACAAAAAGAGATTCTATTAGAATCGTCTCTATTTGTATTTCAAAAGATTCTAATCCGATCAACGAAACAAACCACTTGTATTTTGGTACAGGTCCAGATTTCGGGGTCATATGCTTCCTGAACGTACCTACATGGCACTATCGTGTGTGATGTGGGTGAAGCATATAAATAGTTCCGGGTTCACGATGCCCAAACGTTCACTTTAAAGCTTTGCTTTTCTTAAATAATCCTATCCTACTGCAACCAGCAATAGGATTGCTGTCACTCGGCGGTTTTTAAGCTAGGCAAAGCCTAGTGGAATTTTACGTTGAAATAGTTGTGATTTTTTAGTAT